AATGAACATGATCGAACGCTTTCTTTCTCGTGTGCGCTCGAAGACCGCAACCAGCAACGCCGCCTACATGGCTGCGTCCTCAAAGATTGTGATGGGTGATGAGGGGAAGCGGCAACCTTTCTCCTACGCGTCTGCCGTTCGTTCGTACTCGTCTTGGGTGTACGCGGCTGCAAACCTGAATGCGGTTGCCGTTGCTTCTCAACCCTTGCGCCTGTACGTGCGATCGCGCGACGGCAAGAAGAAACTCTGGAAGACGCGGTCAGTCTCGGCGCGCGTCAAGGCGTTCCACGCCGGCGACCTCGATCATCTTCCGTCGCGCCATGTCATTCGCAAAGCAGCGGAGTACGGCGACAACTACGAAGTGGTGACAGAGAACCATCCTGTGCTTGACTTGCTCGAGAAGGTCAATCCCTATCAGAACGGATTTGACGCAACGGTGCTGCGCATCCTCTACACAGAGTTGACGGGCAACGCCTACTTGCATCCTGTCGTTGACAAGGCGTTGGGCATTCCAGTCGAGCTCTGGACAATGCCTGCGCAGTTCGTGGAGATTGTTCCGGGCAAAGTTGATTTCATCGATGGCTACTTGTACGGAGCAGAGCGCGACAAGCGCCGCCTGTTTCCTGCTGAAGAGGTCATCCATTTCAAGCGACCGAATCCAAACGACCTCTACTACGGAATCGGAAAGGCCGAAGCAGCGTGGGGTGCAATCATGTCGAACGACGAGATTCACTCGATGGACTATCACTTCTTCGCGAACAAGGCGCGACCTGACTGGCTCATGACCATCAAGGGCATGGTGAGCACCGACGAGATGGATCGGCTTGAGAAGCAGATTGAAGAGAAGTTGCGCGGCTCGAAGCGCGCTGGTCGCTTCCTCACGGCATCGGCTGACATAGACATCAAGCCGCTGTCGTTTCCGCCAAAGGACTTGCAGGGACGCACGGACATCGTTGAAGAGATTGCAGCCGTGTTCGGCGTGCCCGTCAGCATGCTCAAAGCCAACGACCCGAACCTTGCGTCGGCAACCATCGGCTTTGCTGCGTGGAAGGCAAACACGATCCTCCCGCTTCTGCGCATGGACGAAGAAGTCCTGAATCAGAATCTGCTGCCGATGTTCAACATTGAGGGCGACGCATTCCTCGCCTATGACAATCCCGTCCTGTCCGATGAGCGGTTTGAGTTTGAGAAGAACCGGTCGTCGGTTGCGGGCGGCATGATGACGGTGAACGAGGCTCGCACACGGAACGGCCTGGACGCGTCTGAGGACCCCGCCGCCGACAGGCTGCTGATGGGCAATCAACCGCTCGGAGGTCCCACGGGCGATCCTAGTCAGCCTGAAGGGCTTCCTATTGCCGATCCGACCACGCCGGCGGCTGAGGGCGAGCAAATCAGCCCGATTGATCAACCAACCAGCGTCCCCGTCCCGGGTGAAGCAGCGCCGTCGGGTGATGCCCCCGCGGTAGCCGTTGATGCCCCGGCGGCAGCCGCGTTGAACGGCGCGCAAATCTCCTCTCTGATTGGCCTCGCACGGTCAGCAGCGCTTGCGGAATTGCCCATCGATTCGGTTCGCGCAATTGCGTCGGCGGCGTTCCCATCGGTCAGTCCGCAATTGATTGAATCCATCTTCTCTCCTATCACGCCGCAGCAGCAGCAGCAAGAGAAACCGCCAGCAGCAGCAGTGCCGATTGTTGCCAAGTGTGCAGGAGCAAACTGCGCCTGCGGTTCAATCGAGAAAGCAAGCGACCAATGCACGTCTGAGAAGATTGGCAAACTGCTTGACGAGGGATATGACCGCGAGCAAGCAATTGCGATTGCTATCTCCATGTGCGACGACGGCCAGACCAAGTCGCTCGAGGACATCGACACAACCCCTCCGCAGTCAGTTGCCGACAACGCGCGACGCGCGCTCGAGGTTCGAGCCGAAGCACCTCAGTCGCAACGAGGCATGACCGCTGTTGGCATTGCGCGCGCGCGTGACCTGCAGAACAGAACGCCGTTGTCTGAGGAAACCATCCGTCGAATGGTTGCCTACTTCGAGCGCCACGAAGTCGACAAGCAGGGCGAGTCGTGGGACGAGCAGGGCAAGGGATGGCAAGCATGGAACGGATGGGGAGGAGACGAAGGTTGGTCGTGGTCGAAGCGCAAGCGCGATGAGTTTGATCGAGCTCGATCGTCTGATGTGCAGACGAAAGATTGCGGAAGCGGCGCTGGTGGATTCAAGCCGGGCAACTCGTGCGCAAGTGGAGGAGACGGCGGTGGAGATGCAGATGCATCATCTAACGCAGGTAAAAAGCCCGGTGATTGGATGGGCAAAGCCAATTATCCAAAGGACACTATTAAGACAGTAGGCGAAGCAAAGTTGTACGCCGTACTTGTTGCGCAAGAAGAAGCGGGAGGCAAGTCAAAGGCTGATGCAAAGAAGAGTGCAGCAACAAGAATTGCAAAAATGGATGAGCCGCAGCGCCAATCCGTTGCCAATGACTTTGGCATTGTTCTATCTGCTGTAGAGAACAAGATTGAAGCAGCAACTCTGAAGAACGATCCTGGCATTGCTGCAAAGGAAAAAGCAATTGCTGCGGGATTGGTCAAGCCTGCAAAGTCTGGATCGCAAGCAAAGGTTGCACCAATTGATGCTGAGCCAACTGCTCCTCCAAAGCAGCAAGGTGCATTCCCAACATGGGAAGCAATGAATAGTGCGCGACGGGAACTTGCTGCAGAAGTTGCAGCAGAAGCCGCAAAGAAACCAGCCAAGCAACCCAAGCCATTTATGGCTGGATCAAGTTCAACGCCGGGAGTTCCACCAATCGGAATACTTCCAAACGATAGTCCAGACGATTGGGAAACTGGTTTCCATGGAACTAATACATCGAAACAAAGGAGTGCTATCAATAACAATCCTGCTGCAAAGCAAGCCGTTGTTGATTGGGTGAACGGCGGTCATGCCCGCCTGAACACAGAACTTCGGCAAGCGCAATTGTCTGGCGACTCTTTAAAGGGACTCAAGAAAGAGACGGCGATTCAGATTGCTGCGCTTGATGTAGCAACGCGCTCTGAAGGCAGCACAAAACCTCAGCAGAGTTTTCGCGGAGTGAATAGTCCAATATTGGTAGCAAAAATAGATGATATGGGAGTTGGAGATACATTCACAGAGCACGGCTTTGTAAGCACGTCAACTCGACTTGAGACAGCAATGAAATATGCAAACACCAATGGCAGCGCCTTCTTCAAAATCAATAGCAGGCAAGGACTCAGTTTGAAAGAGTGGAGCGAGCCTCGTGACGAAGATGAGCGGCTTCTTCCAAGAGGAAGTCGATTCGAAGTGAAATCAAAAGAGTGGCGAGAAAAGAATGGCGTCAAGCGTCTCTATGTTGAACTTGATCACGTGGACACAAACTAATGAAAGATACACAAGCAGCCTCAAGCATTGAAGACGAATCTCTGCCCGGAGCCGAAGAGCGTTTCCTCAGCAACCTCAACAACGATATTGGACTGCGCGAACTGGCTCGGCTGATGGCGGATGGCATGGATCCTGACGAGGCATACAACATGGTGCTTGCTCAATCAAAGGTGAAGAAAGATGAATGACAACTTCGTCGACCTGCAGAAAGACTGTGGCAGTGGAGCAGGTGGCTTCAAGCCCGGGAATTCATGCAGCGGCGGAGAAGACGGAGGAAGTGCCACCGCCGGCGTGAAGCCGCCTAGTCCGTCCCTGAGCGCTCCGAAGAAGCACGATGCCGCAATACCCGCGAATCCTCGACGGATGACCGTAGACCAGTTCAGCGCAGGTCTGACGGCCATGGGATACACGGAGGTATCGACCCGCACAGAGAATCCAAACAGCCGACTTGAGCGGCGGCAGTTCTTTACGCTGCGCGACGCAAAGGGCAATGAATCAGAAGCGGAGATGCACGACATTCTCTCGTCCATGTACGCATCGTCGAGCGATCCAAAGTTGTCCAAGGTCAAGCCAGTGCGCCGAACCAAGAGCGCTTCATGCGGATGCGGATGCGAATCAACACGCATCGTGTCGCACAAAAAGATGTGGTCTCATGATTCGATGGTCTGCAAAGCAGCACGGAAGCCGTCGGCAAGCATGGCGGCAAACGAGTTTGACAACATCACGAAAGACGAGACGGCAATCGGAAAGGCGGTTGACAAGATTCTCCGCAAGCAGATTGACGCGGTCATGAAGAAGTTGAATGTGTCGATTGTCCCGACACCTGAGTTGACGCTCGAGGTCGAGCAAATGCTCATGAGCTCGAAGTGGGACAGGCAACTCGTTGAGGCCATGCGTCCGTACTTGCAGCGCTCGCTACAGCAGGGCATCACGCTCGGCTTTGAAACCATCAAGAAACTGGCTTCGTCTGTCCCTGACTTCAACCCGCAGACGGCAAACCTTGACGCCTACGTCAAGTCAGAATCAGTGAGGCTTGCTCGAGGCATTGCCCGCGGCGTCAAGCAGTACACAGCCGTGAAGGTCAAGACCTTGCTCGGCGAGGGAATTCAAGCAGGCGAGACAGCGCAACAACTCTCTTCCCGCGTGATGGAATGGGCAGGAGAAGAAGGCGACGCAGAGCGCTCAACGCGTTCACGCGCTCTGACCATTGCGCGCACAGAAGCCAACCGGGCAAGCCGCAAGGCTGAATCTGAAGCGTGGCGTTCAACCGGTCTTGTTGAAGGCAAGACCTGGTTGCTGGCACCTGACCCGTGCGAGTTCTGCGAGGCTGCTTCTGAAATGTTCGGTGAGACGTCTGTCGGCATCGACGATGCGTTCTTTGCTCAAGGCGAGATTCTGAAGGGCGCAGATGACAACGAAATGATCCTGGACTATGAAGCAATCGACGGTCCACCGCTTCATCCAAACTGTCGATGTTCCATGCAGCCGAGACTCATCGACGACTACGAAGCAGTGATCAAGGAAATGGAAGCCGAAGCAGCAGCACAGGACGGACCATACGAGGAATCGCAATGATCAAGAAGACTCTCTCTGCAA